GATGTAATATTTGCCAATGCTTTACCTTCAGACTTGATGAAGCCTTGAAATTGAGAAAAACGGGTGTAAGAAAGCACATCGGGACTTGCCGCAATAGTTGTGTTTGAGGCTGTTTCACCTTGAGCCAATAAGGACACCGTTACTTGGGCTTCACCGGATCGGGCGAAGTTAAAGGCGATGCTGTCAGCCTTAACACCTAGGAAACGGATAAACTCCGGAACTTCGGGTAAGCCAACTTCTAACGTATAACTGGGCAGAGAAACCTTGCCACTTTCAAAGGTATGCGTAAAAGCACTACCATCTTCGGCTGTTGTTGGTGTCCCAAAGATAGCCTTGAGCCAAATACCGATGTTTCTTAAATCCACCGGCACAGCCAATTCGCCACCGACGTTGATGACATCTTGGAACGGTGTAGTCGGGTCTCGACCCAATCCCAACACGTTAGATGAAATCAAGCCTTGTTCACTGTCTATCGTACTTGATGCAAACGGCACTTGCGTGTATTTACCGTCAGAAAGCGTGCCGTAGGTACTTTCTTCAGCAATTAATAATTTGGCATTCCAGCCGTAAGCTCTAGCCATCTTTGATTTCCTTTCATTTTAATGCGTTTGTTGTTGAATACTGTAAAACCACTGGGATAACAGCCGCCTTAATTAACGGAGCACCTTCTATATACTCCTCAATAATTTCGGGCGGTTTGGGATAAATAAAGTCCGTCAAACCGGTCAGGTTTACATCTGATGAGAGCAACTCACCAATTTTTTCGAGGAGTTCATCCAAGAGTTTATCTCTATCCTCAGATTTAACTGCTTGAACAATGACCTCGACTTCAGCCTCATGATTAAACAGACAAATTGGCGGAGACAGAAGTATTTCCGGAACACCTTGTTTGCCGTCTCGCATAATCACAAGCCCTGATGCTGGTATTTTTTGAGGAGCAATTTCGTTCCTTTTAACCACAACATCTAGTGTTTTAAGCCTTGCAAATAAGGCATTTAATATCATTTCTCGTTTAGTCATCTTCACTCCAATTCTGAACGATGAGTGACGGGACTTTTTCCTGCCACTTTTTGCTTTCTGTTTCAAAGTTGATGATTTTGGGCATCTTGACCTGAGGGACAAGAATAAAGGCGATAATCGTCTTTTTCCGTTGTTCATGGACCAAGAACGAAGCACCACGTGACCGATAAACGAACCGAAGTTGGACACCTTTAGACCTTTCATAAAGTGCCGGTGTCATCCGTTTTCCATAGGCTCTTTTCTTAATTGCCGTTGTTGGGACGGCAAGCCAAAAGCCATTGGGCGAGCGAATGACACTTGCAAATTCAAAGCCTTCCATAATTTTAGGTGCTTTGGTATAAACGACACCTGCGGCAGAGATACTTTTCTTAGATTTAGGATAGGTATCACCACGCCAAGTATTGGCCAACCGATTACCTAAACCGGCGGATTTGATTTGATTTCTTATCGTGGTTTTTAGCCCATCGGTCGCTTGCCTGATGCCGTTTGTGACAGCTTCAGCCCCCGACCGATAATGCTCTTCCATATATTCTTCCAAGTTTCCCTCTAATGCCGCTTTTAGTCGCATGATACCTCCGCACGCCACACAAGTCGGTGTTGTTCTCGTCTTGGGTCTGACATAATACGATATGTCGCACCGCCACATTCAAATGTGTCGCCAACGGCCAAATCAGGTGCATCAGAAACCCTTACTCTGATTAAAGTTGTGGGAGAAATGGTATTCGCAAAACCAACTTCTCCCATTTCATCAGGTGCAAAGACTAAGATCGGAACGGTCTTACCGTTATACTCCGCCGGTTGCCCCAGTCTCAGGAACAGACTGTCCACCGCTTTGTTTATCATCGGGTTTATTGTCATTGTTTGCTCCTTGCTTTTCTTCAGGTTTTACTTGAGGTTTTTGTGGTGGCGTTTGAGGTGCCGGAGACTTTTTAATTCTTTCGGCAAACCCTAAAGATATCAAACGTTTTGCTTCCTCATCAGAAACTTCACACTCTTGCCCAGGAGCGAACTCCTGAGCTTTTCCAACCACAAGCGTAATTAACGCCTTTACTTTTACTGCCATGAAAACCTCCTAGCCAATGGTTGCACACAATACCGCATTCGGACGGTATGGAACGACTAATGGTGCTGACTGCAACAATAACCAACGAACGGAAGGATCTTCTTCCAACCAGGACTTGGTAAAGTAACGAGTAGCCGTCCAGTTTGCTTTTTCGTCGTGGATTGCACCATAGCAACGTGTTCCGTCTAAGCCATCACGAGAACCGAGGATGACAGTTTTTGACGGCAATAAGTTTGTGGTTTGACCGGCATCATTGATATAACTGTCATTATAAACATAGATATCAAAGGCACCGATAGTGCCAACATAACGAGCCTTACTGTCTTTTCCTCGAGTAATCGGGTCAGCGTTTAAGGTATTGTTTGTGCCTCTGCGGTAATCCAAATACTTTTCAACCGTTGAGTTAGAACGGAAGATCTTCCAAGCATCAGGATCCATAACCACTGTTTTGGCAACGACACCGGCTTTGTTTTGAATTTCAGAAGCCCAGTCCTCAAGGTTATCAAGCGGTTTAACACCAGATGTGGCCCATGTGTTGGAACCAACCAAGGCTTTAGTCAAACTGGCATCACGCCCAAATGAAACTGTCGTGGACGGATAACCATCGCCCGAAACAATTGTTTGTCCTGTTCTTAAGATTTCAGCGGCCATGACTTCCTCACGACGGGTCAGGTTTTCTAACTGATCCTGTAAAGTTGTGGCTAATGCTCGTTCATAACGTTGAGCATTTGATAAATTGCCACCGATGATTTCTCCGGCAACACGCTTGAACGGAATGTTCGCATCAAAGCGGCGTTTGTCTTTGACATAGGCCGGCTTGAAAGATTTGGTTGTGTAGCCTTTGTTATCGACCACTTTACCCGGAAGTAAAGGAGAAACAAAAGGTGTGATGCGAGGTTTACTGTCCGTCACATCAAAGTAGATTTCCTCTTTTTCCGATGTTTGAACATTCGGGAAGAATGTATCCAATAAGAAAGATGAAGGGGTTGGTAAGTTTTCAACGACCTTCGATAAGACATGAGTAGAAAAAATATCCATGGTTAAGCTCCTTGGTTAGTTTTTACAAAAATGCTTTTATTTCTGAGTTTGTCTGTCAGAGTTGCCACATCAACAGAAGCTTTCAACGCCGATAAGTTAAATTCGCCGGTTAAATAGATAACGGCTTGTTTGTCTTCGGCTGAAGCATCAACGGTTTCGGCTAAAATTGCCTCAGGCTCGGATGAGCAGATGGTGTATTTACCGTCTGATTTACTCAATACTGTTCCTTTTTCATAGGAACCGCCTGTGATTGTGGCTAAAATGCCAACTCTTGGAAACTCGCCGGCGAGTAAGTTATCGACCGTTGAAGTTCCTAAATCCTTAAATCCTTGTACTGTCATTATTTGCCCTCCATAGTATATGATGCAATACGAGCAGCGACCATATCCGGTGTTTCTTCCTGTTCTTCAACAGAAGGCGAAATGTTCGGATTTGGCACGCTTGCCATGGCTTTTTCAAAGTCAGTTGATTTTTGGGCTGTCGGAATAGTTCCTAAAACAGCCAAGATGTCAGAAGCTGACATATCTGTTTTTGCGAGCAACATCTGAGCGGTTTCTTCTTTACCTTTTACAAGTTCGGAAGCAAACACTTTGCTCATGCGTTCACGCTCGGCCATCTTAATGTCCTCGGCCGAAAAGGTGGGTTTTTGTTCATTCATGAATGATTTCTCCATAGGGTTAAGGTCTGACACCAATTCCTCGAATGAGGACAAGCCGTCCGCCAGACCGATACTGACGGCTTTTTGCCCAACAAACACATCTCCACCACCGAAGTTTTCAATAACTTCCTTCGGGGAGATATCCCTGTTAAGTGCAACTTTATTGATAAAAACATCAGCCAATGCATCAACGTGCTCTTGAATTTTGGCTTTACCTTCCTCGGTTTCCACATTGGGACGCTTATTCGGACTTTGCGATGAAACAATCTCTATGGTTTTGTTTTCATCATCCTTTTCAAAAATGGAAACAACTCCGATAGAGCCAATGACGGCCGTATCGGTTGCATAAATCTTGTCACAGGCTGAGGCGATCCAGTAAGCACCCGAGCAACAGTAACCGGATGCATAAGCGATAATCGGCTTTGTGCCACGAGCCTTATAAATCATATCGGCAACTTCGGAACAGCCGTTCACTTCGCCACCCGGACTGTCAACATCAAGCAAGATGGCTTGAACGCTTGGGTCTTTAAGGGCTTTGTTAAAATCCTGAGCGAAAAGTTCATAAGAGGTCGCTCCACAAATGCGAGTGAACAGGTTTGCATACCTGAACAATGGGCCGGTTACCCTGATAACAGCAACGCCGTCTCTTACTGAAACGGCGTTTGTGTTTTTCATCTCTTTACCTAACTGACTGGCGACTGCTTCAGGACTTTTGTTGTTCTGCCTCGCTATCGTCATCATCGTTTGCAACATTTCGGGCGTTATTGCCCAAACGGTCTTGTTTAATAGTTTCATGGTTTTCTCCTAATGTTAAACCTAATTCGGCAAGTTTGGCTTTTTCTCTTGCTCTTTGTTCTAAAACTTCTTCCCAGTCTAAGCCTTGACCGGCACATTCAGCCTCTAAGGTTGAAAGTCCTATCTCCATTCGGATTTGGCAGGCTTGGGCTTCCTTGACCGGATCAACCCAGCCACGACCCGGACCGATCCACTTACATCTTGTGTATGCATAGCGGTTCTCATAAAAGTCCGGAGCATCAACCAGTCCCTTATTGACAGCTTCTTCAAGCCACAACTCATAAACCGGTGTTGCCCAGTAATCGGACAGCCATTGACGGCGACCGTTGAAATATCG